AAATGTCCTTTGCAGACACAAAAGCTGCTGGTGACGGTTTGACATATGCTGAAAAAGAGAAGGCAATCTTGTTGTCAAAGATGTCTGGTAAGTCTGTTGCAGAAACACGTACCGGCCGCGCTTTGATCGAGAAGGCTTCTGGATATGCTGCTGGTGACGTGTCTACTACTGGCGCACACCTGCCAAGCGGTATCTGGGAAACTGAAGTTTCCATGAACATGGAATCTGAGATTCGTCGCCGTTTGGTGGTTTCTCCTATTTTCCGTAACATCGCTATGCAAACCAACGTGATGACTATGCCTGTTAACCCAGAAGCTGGTTTAGCACAGTGGGTTCAGAACGCTGGCTTCGGTACTAGCGCTTCTGCTGGTAACACAGCTACTCATCAGCTCAAAGAAATCACTTTGAACGCATATAAAGTTGCTACTAACGAGTATACTGCATATGAAGAAGAAGAAGATGCTTTGTTGGCTTTGATGCCCGTGATTCGTGATGGTATGATCCGTCGTGTTGCTCGCGCTGTTGATAAGGCCTTCTTGTTAGGTGCTGGTGCTGGTGCTGATCCCGTCAAAGGTTTGGCTAACTGGGCTACTAACACCACTGCCACTGGCAACACCGTTGCTGCCGGCATGACAGTTGCTAAGTTGCGCGCATTGCGTCAAGGTTTGGGTGTTTGGGGTCTCGATCCCGCTGAAGTTATCTTCATCGTTAACACCGACGCCTACTACCAGTTGTTAGAAGATCCTATCTTCCAAACTATGGACAAAGTTGGTGCACAAGCTACCGTATTGACAGGTCAAATCGGTCAAGTTGGTGGAAGCCCCGTGTTGGTGTCTGCTGAATATGCAGCCCCCGGTACAGGTGTTACAGGTGCTATCGCTGTTAACCCAGGTAATTTCTTGGTTGGTAACCAGCGTGGTCTCCGCATCGACACACAAGAGTTAGTTGAGACACAGCGTCGCGTTATGGTGGCTAGCCTCCGTACCGGCATGACTCAAGTTACTACTGCACAAGGTACAGGCGTAACAGCTCACAAGTACACAGCATCCTAATCAGATAGTGTAATTGTTAACAAGACCCTTCGGGGTCTTGTTTTATAAAGGTATATCTTGTGCCTTTATAAAACAAGTGAGGTATTTATGGCAACAGATTTAGTTACAAAAGCTGAATACAAAACTTACATGGGAATTACCAGCACAAATTCAGATTCAGAAATTGATTTTTTAATACCCAAAGTCAGTGACTTGGTAAAATCATACTGCCGTCGTACCTTTGTAGATCATTACAGCGACATTAAGGTTGAAATTTTTGATGGTGGGTTTCGCGAGATCTTGCTAAAAGAAACTCCTGTTGTAAGTATTAGTTCAGTAGGCTATAGCGAAGACTATGGCAAAACATATACAAACTTAGTAAAATTTACTGACTGGGTTCAAAGAGGCGACTCAATTGTAAGTATTAAGACACCTATATTTGAAGAAGCAATTAATGGATATCGTGTAAGTTACTTTGGTGGATACGATCCTATTCCTGGCGACTTAAAACTAGCCGTCTTGGATTTAATTGAGTATTACTCGCGCAACAATGGCGCCGTACATAGTAGTCGCGATTTAAATCCTAACACTACACAAATTAATTATGTTGCATCTACTAATTTACCCGCTACTATTAAGCGTGTTTTAGATCAGTACGTGGCGGACTTTACATAATGGCAAAAATACAGGAATTTATAAGCCCAAACATTGCGGAAAATCTTGGTAAAGAGTTACTTAGTATAGTTGGTGACAATATAAAAACTGCCGACACATCTCTTTACGAAAGAAAGTCTTTGAATTTTCGGGATATTATTGATAATAATTTCCCAACAATGCTTGTAGTAGATTACACAAGCATTAAACAAGAGTTAAAGCAGTACCAAGATATTGATACTGCACTAAAGACATATATCAGCGAAACTTATAGTCCTACACAAAAAGATTATAGTGTAAATAAATTTTCAGATAGCGAAATAGATTTACTATTAAAAGCCATTAAATACGGTATTAGTAAGTTTTCTTCAACTTCTGCTACAAAAATATCTTACAAAGACTTACAAGCAAGTCTTTCAAATATTGTACAGTCAGAACAACCAAACAGTACTACAGTAGCAAGAATAAAACAACTATTCAGCAAAGTATATAAACTTACTGATATTTCAACAAGCTCAGTAGACGTATTTATATTTCCTAATTTTGCAAATCTAGGCGGCCTACTACGAGGCCCACTAGATGTTGGGCTTTCCATAGCCGAAGCTGAAGCAGGAAAATCAATCAGTGATCTAGACTCTGTTGGACAAGTTTTAGCTTACGGGCATACTGCTGCAGGGTACGTAGACAAAGACGGTAATGCAAAATTAAACTTTAATAGTCCAAAACTATTGGCTATAATGTTTGACGTTATGTCTTCAGCTAGCGACAAGTCTCCAGTAGCGGCACGAGCTGCTTTAGATGCAGCTACATTCTTTGTTAATGATACAAGACAAACAGAAGTATATATTAATATCGACAAAGAATTTAGTGAAGGCTTTGTAAAGACTTTTGTTTCTATTGGCGGAAATATAGTAAAACTTGAAAACAGTTTAATAAACTCCAGACGAGGATCCGTTTTAGAAAAGCGAGAAAAACGAGGCGTAAATAAGTCCGTTTTAGATAAGCTAGCAAAAGAATTTGCAAAAGTAGATAGCTTAGTAAGCAAGAGACTTGCTAGGTATATCTTAACACATAAAAAGTCACCTAACGTTATAGAGTATTTAACACATAGTTTGGTTAGTACTTTAAAAGGTGAGCCAGTACAAAAATACAAAAGTAAAAGTAATCAATCTAATAGCAGTAAAGATGGTCTTAAAAAGCAAGTAAGTTCTGGGGTAATAAAAGGTAAAGCAAAATTACCGGTATTACCAAAGCCTGCCACACAACCACCTAAAGCAAATATTAATTTACTTAGCTTGACTACTTTAATAAATAGTCAATTACAAGACGTAATTAGTGCTAATATGGGTAATGGCAGTAGCACTACTATCTTAAATTATCGCACTGGTAGGTTCGCCAGTACTGTTAAGGTAGAAAATGCTTCTATGAGTAGACAGGGTATGATAACCGCGTTTTACTCTTATATGAAAAATCCGTACGCAACATTTAGTGCGGGAGGGCGTCAATCGATACCTGCAACCAGAGACCCTAAACTATTAATCTCTAAGTCAATTAGAGAAATTGCAGAACAAGTAGTATCTAATAGGTTAAGGGCAGTAGCACTATGACAAAAAGAATTAGTATTGTAACAGCCCTGGCTGAAAAATTTAAATTAATAGATGGTAATCCTCCTTATAGTACCGATCTATTTGATAATAGCTACCCTAAGCTTAAATTCTGGGATGAAGTTCAGGATTTTCCTTGCGTATATCTTACGCCAGGCACAGAAATCCGCGAATATCACCCAGCCGATTTTACTTGGGGTATGTTAAACGTAAACGTTAAAGTGTATGTTCGCAGTGAAAACGAAGCGCAACAGCAGTTGGAAGATTTAATTAACGATCTCGAGACTGTAATTAACGCTAATCGTGTATTAGTATATGACGTTACTAATAACCTTTCAACAACTGAAATATTAATTCAGTCTATAACTACTGACGAAGGGCTATTAGCTCCTTATGGTGTCGGTGAAATCAATCTACAAGTGCGCTACGCATTGGTATAACTCGGAACTATAACAAGTACGACAACAGATAAATATCTAGTCAGAGTGCTTAAATATTTCCAAAAATCATAAAGGAAAGAGTATGGCATTAAATTTACTACGCAATAGTCGAGTGTTCTTCACTACTGACTTAGATAGCAGCGGTAAGGTAAACACAGGCGCAGTTATGACTGCAGCAACAACACGAGAACTCCAAGTATTAGATGGATTCTCTTTTTCACAAAACACAGGTCAAGAAACTGTTACTACAAATGAGGCAGGTATTTCCCCAGTACGCGGACAGCGCAGCTTTAATACTTCGCTAGAGCCAGTAGATTGGAGTTTTACTACCTATATTCGCCCTGTAATTGCAGAGGGTGCTACAACTACTACCGGCATTGACGCTGACGACGTGGTTGACGCAGAAGAGTCGGTTCTCTGGGGAGCTATGTCCAGCACAAATGGTGGTAGTTGGACACAAACAGCAGGTACAGTATCCGCAGGGCCTCCTGTAAGCTATAGTGTTAAACCTGTTTCTACAGTTAGTTTTGCAAATTCTAATGTACACCAATTACAAGCTTTTGGTCTGATTATTGTTTTTGAAGACGTTACTTATGTTATCGATAATTGCGCTATTGATTCAGCTACTATCGATTTTGGATTAGATGCAATTGCTGCCGTTCAATGGGCTGGCAAAGGTACAGAAATGCGCCAATTAGCTAATACTGTACTTATTGGTGCACCTACAGCAGGTACTGTTGCCCTAACCGGAGGTATTACAGGAGCTTCAGCTGTTGCTAAAGCAAAAAATACTGATGCTCGTTTTATTGCTAATAAGTTATCAACAATGACGTTAACAGCTGCTGGCTTTGGTGGTGTATCTGCCGGAAGTTACACTATTGCATTAACAGGCGGTAATTTAACAATTAGTAATAACTTAACTTACTTAACTCCTGCTAATTTAGGCGTAGTTAATAAGCCGATTACTTATTTTACAGGTACTCGCTCTGTTACAGCTAACGTAACCGCATACTTAAAAACCGGCTTAACTGGTGGTAATAAACAAGGTGCAGGTTTGTTAAATGACTTGCTAACAGCCAGCGGCTCAAGCACAGAAAATAAGTTTTCTAGTGTAATCTCACTAGGTGGTGCAAGCAACGATACTCGTCTTGATTTAGATATGCCTACAGTTCAGTTAACTATCCCATCAATTACTTCTGAGCAAATTATTTCTACTTCGATTACTATGACTGCTCAAGGTTCTACAACCGGTGCTGCTGGTAGTGCTTATGATCTTGAAGGCAAGAACGAAATATCAATTAAATACTACGCAGCAGTTTAATTAACAGCTGCATTTTTATAGAGGCTGGGTTGATCTCCAGTCTCTCTTTTTAACCTTATTATTATAAAATGACTACTCTCTCTTTAAAAACACTGTTAGTTCCCAGTAAATCAGTACAGGTAGAATATCCTGGCATGCCTGGTTTTGTTGTTGATTTGGCATTTTTATCTCGCGAAACGCTTTTGTCGATTCGTAAGAAATCTACCAAAACAAGTTTCAAAAACCGTCAGGCTTCAGAAGACTTCAACGAAGATTTATTTTTACAGCTGTATGTTGAAAATGCTGTTAAAGGCTGGAAAGGCTTTAAACTAAGTTATCTTGAGCAATTAGCTCCAGTTGACTTAAAAGGTCAAAATCTGGATGATGAACTAGAGTATACTGCGGAAAACGCATTATACTTGATGAAGAATTCCAGTAATTTTGATGCTTTTATTAGTGAACAGGTATCTGACCTGGGAAACTTTTCGACGACCAACTCCGGCAAGTAAATCAGCAGTTGGTCAACTATCTTCAAAATATGAGTGTTGGTATGACCAAAGAACAGTATTTTGAGATGTGTGAAGCATTAGGCACAGAACCAGATGAACTTGAAATTCCTGTAGAGTTTGACGACTTTCCACTAGAAGTTCAACAGGCATTTAACGGATACCGAATGTTACGAGATGAGTGGGATACCATGAATGGTAACTACTTAGGCAAGTCGCTTATTGGTATAAAAGACGTTCTTGAAGCAACAGAGATTGAACCGTCTGAACACAAATTTATAATCATGCTAATTCGTATGATTGATAATGTCAGATCGGAAGAAATCAATAATAAGAAAAAGATGCAAGAGCCCGCTAGCTAAAAATTAGCGGGCTTTTTTGCGTTAAAAATTTTTTGGTTTGACAAAAGTGTGGTTGCATGTTATAATGTACACTAGTCAAGCTATTAAAAGTTTTAGCCACCAACCCTAAAGAGGAGTACAGATGGCAGCAAATCAAGTTAATATTAATTTAAGCCTACAAGATCAGACAAGCAGTATTAAAAAGCGTACTGAAGAAGTCAAAGACTTAAATAAAGAATTACAAAAAGCACAGCAGTACACTACTGGTACTAAATCGGGTGCTAAAGCAGCTGCAGCCAGCTTTGGCGCAGGTGAGAATATAGAGTACGGACGTGCTCGTGGATCTATGGGATCTACTGGAGCCAGTGGACGAGACTTTGCAAACCAGGCACAAGGTCTTGGGGGATTAGTTCGTTTATACGCTACCTATGCCGCTAACGTGTTCGCAGTTAGTGCAGCTTTTCAAGCATTACGTGAAGCTATGAATACAACCAATATGGTTCGTGGATTGGATCAGCTTGGTACCGCAACAGGCACAGCCATGGGATCACTAGCAAAGCGCTTTTCTGAAGCCAGTGGCGGAGCAATAAGTTTACGTGAGTCAATGGAATCTACTGCAAAAGCGTTAAGCAGTGGTATGACTCAGAAACAGTTTTTACAGCTAGGAGAAGTAGCTAAGAAAGCCTCTCAAGCTTTAGGTATTAACATGCCAGACGCTGTGAGTCGTTTGACCCGTGGTATAAGTAAACTCGAACCTGAACTATTAGACGAATTGGGCTTGTTTACAAAAGTAGGTAAGGCTTCGGAAGATTATGCACGTAGTGTTGGCAAAAGCGTAGATAGCTTAACAGATTTTGAAAAGCGCCAAGCGTTTGCAAATGCCGTATTAAAAGAAGGTATTGATAAGTTTAGTAATATTGATATACCTACAAATCCTTATGATAGATTATTAGCTACTTTAAAGAATGTTACACAGGGTATACTAGAAGTAGTTAATAAGGCAGTAGTCCCATTAATAGATTTTTTAAGTAAAAGTCCGACGGCTTTAACAGGCGTAATTGCTGGATTAAGTATACTGATCTTACGACAAGCACTTCCAGTTTTTACAAGTTATCGTGAAGCTATGCAGAAAGCTACGGCAGAAGCAGCACTTTTATCAGAAGAAAAATTAAAACAAGCACGTAGATCCCTAGAGTTAACTAGAAAAGTAAAAGCTGATGAAGTAAAACTAGAACTGGATAATATTGCACAGATTAAAGCTGAACAAGTAGATGCTGCAGAAAGCGCATTAAGGTCGGTAAGTAAAAGAGGGATATCCAAGGAAGTTCAAACGATTCTTCGCAAACCAGATATACTAAGTATTAACGAAAAAGACTTATCTGTATTAGATACTCTAGGCAGTAAACAAACTAAAGTAGCTGCACAGTACAGGCAGTTAGCTCTAGCTATCAGAGAAGCACAAAGCGCTAATGAAAGATATATGTCTGGAGTAGCTGCTGCAAATGAGAAAGTTAATGCTCCTGCAAGATTCGGATCTGCTGCTGACGCAGCTCAAGTTAAATTAGAAAGTGCTCGTAGACAAGCAGCAGCAGCTAATCTAGTAGGTAGTGTAGGAGAAACTGCTTCAACAGTAGGAACTATAGCCGCTAGCAAAGAACTGCTTTCCGGACTAAAAACCGAAAAGCTTGGATTATTTCGTGGAGGCTTAGCTGCTGTAAGTGGAGCAGCAAGCATAGCAGTAGCAACAATAAGTAATTTAACAGCAGTATTTAGCAAATTTCTTGGAACACTGGCTATAGCAAGTATAGCTTTTGAAGCATTAGATTTCCTATTTAGTAAAAATGCAAAAGAACTCGATGTTTTTAAATCAGGGTTAGATAACTTAGCTGAAGCTACAAAAACTGCTACCAATGTTTCCGAAAAATTTGGATCAACACTTAGTACTGATAGTATTAATGCAAAAGCCAACGCTTTCGCCAATTTAACCGAAGGCGTAAATCAAACTGTAAATCAATTACGTTCAGTTAATGCTGTATCTAGCGAGTGGGATAAGTTTATAGATGGCTTCAAAGTAATTTGGGGTGGAAATATACGTAAACGTTTCGAAGTAGGATTTGTAGATAGCATTGCAGCTGCAATCAAAACGGCCCCTGAAGGTAAAGTAAAGTATGAGCTCGAGCAAAAACTAGGTACTTTATTAAAAACAGATAATCTTGGTATAGAAGGAATTGCAGAAGCTGTATCAGAAGTACCTACTGATAAATTAGTAGATCTTTCTCGTAACGTATCAGTAATATTAGATGAAAGCGATAAAACACTTAAAAAAGCTCAACTAGTTACACAAAATGTAAAAGAAACTGGTAAAAATGCTTCTGAAGCATTTTTAACTTTTTCCAACAGCGTTTTTGGATCCAGTCCACTAGAAACTTTTTTACTCGCTTCTACTAAAAATATTGTTGCTATACGAGATGCATTAAAAGACTCAACAGGAGCAGCCGCAGAATTTGCTAATATTGCTTCAGGTGCTACTAAGTTAGAATTTTTGCCTGAACAAGCAATTGGCGATTTGCAAAGAATTACTCAAGAATACAACTTGATCAACAATGGTTTAAAAAATCAAGCAAACAATCTTGATCGCGTACGCGAGCGCATTAACGAAATATCCAAACTACGCAGCAGTTTTAGCTTTATGTCTGCCAACAAAGTGCAAGCTTTGGTTAGTGAACAAGAGTCTTTACAAAGAAGTTTACCAAAACTTCAAGCTGATGTTACACAAGTAGAACTAGTGTTAAAACAAAAAGCCAAAGAAGCTGGCGAAGTAATGGCACTGGCAGTTGGTAAACAACTCGAATTAGTGTTTCAACAAACAAAGTTACGTTTACAGCAATTAGACGTTGGATTTCAACAACAAGTGGCGGCTTTAAATCCTGTAAAAACAGCGGCAGGGATAAAAGAGCAAACTAGTTTGGCTGTTCGTGGTATACAGATAGACATTCAATTAAGAAAAAGCAATGAAAGCTTAATTAATTCCATCGACTTATTAAGAGTACAGATGGAAGTTACAACTGCAAAAGAAGCGCTCGATGCTGCAAAACTAGAAGCAGGCCCTGGAGCAACAGCTCTGCGTACTGAAAAAGAACAAAATCTTTTGGCAGCAGAAAATAAACTAGCAGCTTTAAAATCTGGCAAAATGGCTGATCTACAAAAATATGCTGCAACTGATCCAGGTATTATTCAGTCTGCGCAACGCCGACAAAGTTCGGAAGTGCTAAACAGAGAACAAGCTAATAAGATACGAATAGAAGAACTAAAAGGCGAAATAGCATTAAGTGACCTTGTTTTCGATAATAGAAAACAATCTTTAGAGTTCGCCAGACAAGAAGCACAGCTTAAATTAGAAGAGAAAAAACGTACTCCTGGTTTTCTCGGCGGAGAGCCAGCGGCATTAGCCGCTGTAAAAGCCGCAGAGGAAGAATTAGTAAAATTCCTGGAACCAATAAACAAAGCATTAGATGTTTTAGGTATAGAGCGGGAAGAAGCTGTAGCAAATATAGCTTTAAAACTAGGTAAAGATCAAGCAGTTAAAGATGAAGTCGCAGCAACTCTAGCACAGCGAAAACAACGTCAAACAACACTTTCAGGCTCTAAAGGTGTTGTTGCAGTCGGTACAGCTGAGTATAACTCAATGTTGGCTCAAGCTGCTGTATTTGATGCTGA